GTGCTGTTGGGCGTGGGGTGGAGTCTGGCGCGACAATGCTCGCGGTGCGTCTCCTCCGGCCAAAGGGTCAGGATGCTCGTTCCGGTCAGGGTGGAGATGGTAAGCGTGCCGGTCGTTCCTCCCATCTTCCCGAGTGTTGTTATTTCTGTGTAATTGTTCGCGCTCGTGCCTTCAGTTGTTCCGGTCAGGCTGACCGTCTCGCGCACCTCGACGCCGTTATTCATGCCACGGATCGACAGTTGACTTATGTCCAGATCCGAGCTGCTGACCCATTTGATCTTCAAGCCTCCCGGTGTCACAGCGACCGCGCTTTTCCCGATGCGCGTATGTTGGACCGGTGTCCCTGAGTCTGTGAAAATCGTTGGATCTTCCCTGAAGAACAAAGCGGGCTCGCCAGGCTCGACAAAATACTTATTGCCCCGGCTGATCGCCACGATCTCTTTGACGTAACTTGGGCAAATAACCTCATATTGTCCTGCGCTTACTGTCGCGCCCACGATTAGTTGCGTGTCACGCCACAGGGCTTGATCCCATATCCATTCGTATTGCACCCGGATCGAGTCGCGTAAATACGCGCGCGACGCTGAATCATCTTTAAGCGTCGCCCTCAGTATTAACGTCTCAATCTCGGTTACTGTCATGTTAGATCCCCATTATTTTCATTATAACAACCGCGGCGCTTCCGCCCGTCGATGCCAAGCCAAATCCGATTCCCACCCACAAGAGCGCCGTGTGTCGGTCCTGGATCTCCGCGATCTTTGTAATCTTCCCGTTCGCTCCGTTGTTGCCTTCAGGGCCAAAGGCCCATTGATCCAACCGCCTCACGATTTCCGATGTTGTTTCTCTCTGACCCCTGCTCATGGTTGCGCCTCTCCTTCCGCTTCAATGAACTCTTGCGCGTTCGCGTCCCATTTTTTCCCGAGCAGCGCCGTGTCCAGTGTTTCAATCTGAACATGCGGGCAGTCTGGCGCTTCCACTGTTCTGCAAACAGCCTTCACGAATCCCTGGTCATTTAGTTGCGCTGATAGGTAGCTCATTACGTTATCTTTCATTGGTTAATAGTTGTCGGTAATTTCAAAGCTAACAGTTGTAGCGGACGAGCTGAGCGGCGTGTAACGTGTCGCTGTGATTGTTGTGGCGTTTGTTCTTTCAATCCGGACCGGGCGCTGGCTTCCATTCTGCAGGTCTGGACTCTCTCCGAGATACTCAAGTTGCGCCTTATTGCTAACGGCAGTGATCGTCGCCGTCGCCGTCGTATTGGTCCCGGTCAAGCTGATCGTGCCGCTCTGCACGCTCTTGATGCCGCTTCCCCCTAACCATGCATTGCCAAATGCCATATTATTTAGCCTCCCGGTGACAAACCACTTGCACCGTTACTTTGTTTGATGTCGTTGTTCCGATTTGAAGTGTGTCGTTCGTGTCCTCAAGGATTAGCCCTGAGCCTGGAAACGGAATGTAAAGCGCCTTGCCCGCATCAACCGCGAAAGATGGTATCTTGTTCGCGTTTGTCGGAGAACCGACGCCGCTAGAATCTGGCACGTTATGCACAGACAGCGTTTCCGTTGATGTGTTTGAATTGAAGAAAATAAGCCCCGTGATGTAAGTCACATAGTTGACCGGGTTCGTAACAACCGCGCTGGGCGTATTCGCAACGAATTGGCATTCATGCGCCCGTAGTGCTACCTGCGCGGAGGCTAATTCTTTGAACGAGATGACTTGCGCCGTGACCTGCGAGCCTACTGCGGCCTCCGCCTGTAGCGTGTCGTTTGTGTCTTGTAGGATGAGTCCAAGCCCGCCAAACGGAACCAAAATTCCGGCCCCTGCTGTTATTGTGTCCTGCCAAAGTAGCCGAGAGGCTGCTGCAGTCCCAACGCTTCCAGCTACATCCGGGACGTTGTAAAGTTTCACGAGCCTGTCGCTAGCGTCGTTGTTGTGAAACATGACCGCCTGACAGTAGGTAACGTAAGTAGATGGATTCGTCAGGATCGCCGCAGGTGTTGGCGATGCTGCCACATACCCTATCTCTGACGCTCTAAGTATTGATTGTGCCATAGTTTTATCCTGATGGAGTTGTTACCCAACGCATGAGGCGCGAGACTGTCGAAGCCGCACCGCCCTCGGGTTGAAAAGTTCCGTCCCCCTTTAAAACATAGGTCGCTTGTCCCGCGCTTGGCGCTGGGACCAGCCCTTTCACGCCACCGCTGCCGGAGTCTCCCGTAAACGCGGGCAGGATGACGTTCGTTTGTGTGCCGGTTAACGCCGCAATGTTTCCCCCGGTCGCCCGTCCCACAATGCGCGCCTCTGCAACTGCAACGTCTTGCGGGTCTGCGGTCGATCCGGTGGCATTGGCCTTCAGCGTATTTGCAGCCATGTTCGCCAGCTTGGCGTTGCTGGCTGCATCGTTTTGAATGTGCGAAGTCGCTACATCGTTCGCGGACAACGTAGCGTCATCAACAAGCTGGTGGAGCTTCTCGTTCGTTACCTCTTCCGTTGCCGTGAATGTTTTCCCGCGAACCATAGCGTTACCCCTTTGTTGCTTGGAAATGCATAGCGTCGGGCCGAGACCATTTGCCGCCCCACGTCCACCCCTCCGCCTCAAAAACCTTTACAATGTCCGGGTCCATCATCCCGATTTCGGATTTCCACTTTTTGCCCAGCCCGTTTTTCTCGGGGTCCAGATCGATCGCCGCGCCCCATGCGTGAGTTGAGAGCGAGGCAAGTCCGCGTTTGGGTCGGAAGTTGTAGCACCCTCCGTAAAGGTGGGCGCGCCGCGCAATGACTCGCGCATAATCTCGCCCGCAGAGATCTTCCCAAATACGATCAAAGATCGTTAGCAACGACCGCGCAACTTTACTGTGACAGGTGATGGATCGAACCTGTTGCGACGTGTCCCATGAGAGCGCGAGCGCGTAGGGCACCTTGATGGTTTCCAAGTTCCTCCGCTCCCAGCGCGCGGATGGCTTGCCGAAAGCGTTAAGCTCGTGTGTCCCATAAAAGGCGCACATCTCTGCATGGTTATCTTTGGGCCAAGCGTTCATTTATCCCACACCTTTCGCAGCATCTTCTTGTTGCCTTTCAGCTTTCCCTTGTGCTCCAGCTTCGCGATTCCCTTGCGCACTTCAGAATCGAAATTGCGACCGCCAGGGGGCTCGGTCATGCCACCGATTGCGACACACTCTGGAACAGCCTTGCGCCGGAACCGAAACGGCTTGTCCCGATCCTCGATCGATCGGCGCGCCTCAACGCGCAGCCCTGTTTCTTCATCTATGTAAAGATACGTTGGCATGATTACGTCCTGCTTTTCGCTCCTCTAAAGATGTCGTCCACTTCCGCCGATGTTTTATTGAGCGCCTTAATTTTTCTCTTCCATTTCGTAGTCGTATTCGCGGGCGCGTTTTCTGAGGCTTTCTTCGCTCTCATCTTCCTCGCCGTTGTCCTCGCTGCCCTCACTCTCGGCAACTGGTTGACCGTCGATCTCCATCAGTTCGACGGTTGCTTCATCTCCGCTAATCCCGGTGATTTGTCCCGAGATCGAAATATCCACGCCGTCGCCTTCGCTCGGCTCCACGCCATCCACAGACAGCGACGCCAGGGGTAGTTTAATCGTTACCCCTTTTTCTTCTTTGGGCTCACCCACTCCGATAACAAGCATTCCGTTTTCCATGTTTCCTCCTTTGGCTCAGCGTGGGGGCACTCACCCCCACGCATCCGCCAAGTTACGATTTAGACAAATGTCGTCTTACTCTTGAGCGCCACGCCCCAATCCGTTTTCAACACCACTGCCGTGAAGAACGCTTTCGCGCCAATCGACATATGTTGATCCAACGGGTTCGAGGAATCCGCGCCTTTAACGACAATCACCTTCGGGCTCATTGGGCTATCGCCCGACAGAGCCGGAAGCCCATAAGCGCCAGAACCGGTCACGAATGAGGTGTAGATGCCACCCGACCCGTCATAGGTTCCTTCGCCGCTGGTCGTGCCTTCAATCCATGGGTTCGTCGCTTCCACGACGCGAACGCCGAAGATCTGACCGACCTCGCCCTTATAGAGATCCTTAACGTCGGAATACTGCTTCGCGTTCAGCCAAGCGGTGTCCAACATAAGGTTGTAGCTCACTTGAGGCGGGACGATCGCGACATAGCCGCCGTTGATGCGGGGGGCCTTCGCGGTCTTCAACGCCGTGCAAGCGCGCAACAGATCCTCGACTTCCAACGCTCCCGCGCTAGTCGAAGCCGCGCCGAGCGCTGCGAAGTTCGCCAAGCCTTGCGCATACTTCCGACCGAACCCGGTCGTTGTATTCGCGAGAGCGTTGCGAATGAGCGTATCGACAAACAGAGCGAAGTCTTCGCTCAGCGTCATGCTCGCTTGCTTACCGCGATCCAAGATGCTGGTCATGGTGAGGAGATCCGTCAGGCGGATCACTTCGCCATACTGCGCGAGGGTCGCGTCAATATAATCTTCCGTGATCGAACGGAAACTGCTGATAACAGACGACTCGCTAAGTGTTTGAACTTGCGTCGAATCAGCGACGCCCGGCCGATAAAAGCGCATGGCTTTCGCTCCCGCTTTTTGAGGCAACGATTCCTTAGCTGCAAACTCTTGCAGCCGCAGGATGTTCACTGCATGCTCCAGAAACGTCTTTGTGAAAAACGTCTGGTAGCTATTTGTTAAGTCCGTTGACTTTGTTACTGCCATAAATTTTTTCCTTTCTCAGTTATGCCGCTCGGCGGTCTTCAGCCTTGGCCTGCGCCCGCAGGTGGGCCTCCAACTCCGTCACGGTCATTTCGTTGACATCCTTAGGCGGTGTCGGCACCGTCGCGCTTCCGGGCAGAATGTCCCGGCCATCGCGCAGTCGTGCGATCTCCGCCTGCAATTCCGTGATTTGTTTCTCCAACTCAGGCACCCGCGCCTCTGCGAGTCTCGCCTTGGCGATGCTGACTGCGTGCCAATGCCACTCAGGCGGGATCTGAATGCCGCGCGCGTTGAATATCTCCGCGCCTTCCTTAAAGACTTCCTCCGCCTTCGCTCGGCTTGGCGATCCCTCGGCCAAAATCTCGCCAAATTCTTTCTGAGCCTCCGCCCAAAAGTATTCTTGCTCTGACCTATATTTTTCCGCCGCCTGGGTGTGCGCCGTCTGGCGTTCAATTGCTTGGGCTTCTCGCGCTCTTTTGGCTTCTGCGCGCGCAGCCTGCGCCATGTCGCTCCGTCCTTCTTCGTCGAACTCTCGCGCGAATTGCTCAAGTTCCTCCGGGGAATATCCGGTTAACCCTTTCGGTCTGGCAGCCTCAGCGCTTGTGCGTTGGGCTTGCTCTGACTTCCGGGTTTTCTCGAAGTCCTCCCGCTCTTTCTTGAGCGCTTCTTTCTCGCGTTCGAGCTCGTCCCAGCTCCGGCGGTGCCGATCCTTGTCCTTCTTCGCTTTCGCGAAGGGTGTTTCTTGCTCGGCGGGTTTCTGGTCCGTGGGCTTAGGTGCCTCGACAGGCTTCGCGTCTGGCAACGGTTTCGAATCCGCAACCTTTCCGTCCGTTGGTTTTACCTCCGGCTCGGGCTGTGCCGCTTCCGGCGCGGCGGGTTGGCCCTTATCGGCCTCCGCTGCTTGCTTCCTCAATTCCGCTTCCAGTTTGTTCGCTGTCGTTTCCATTTGGTTTATCGAGTCCCTTCTCGGTTCAGCCTTTACCATTTATCAGTCAATGGGGCTTCCGGCTGTGCGAGCCCCTTGCCTGGTTCGTCATGTCGCGGCCTGACGTGTGCCGATAAAGCCATCATTTGCGCTGCCAATGCCCGGACGCCGCAAGCAAATCCACATGCCCAAGGCGTCGCTCGTTGCACTGCCTGCGCGTCGCTCTGCTGCGCGTTGCCAACAAGAAGGCGCTGAAGTTTGCAGCCCGTCGCGCTGGTCAAAAATTGCTCCAGCGCGACCTCGTCGCTCTTTGTCCAATCCGTTTTCCACAGTTGCGGGCGCACGTAATTGCGCCCGATCCAATTCCAGAACCATCTATCGATCAGACTTTTCAAGCGATCCTCCTAACAAACGGATATCCCGCCAACTTCGCGCGGTAGGCGTTGGCGTTTCCTGAAATCCAATAAGGTTCAAGCCCCAGCGCATCCGCCACAGACTCGCGGACTCGCCGCGCGCACAGCGTCACGCCCGATCGAGCGCGCAAAAGCCTCCGCGATGCCCACTCTTGCGCCATGCGCTCCCCGTCTTCTTTATCGCGGGGGCGATAGATCGCGACCGGTCGGCCTTCTTTGTGTCCGGCATACTGGGCGATGTAGACGTGCCCGAATCTGCTGCTGCTCCGTGAGCAAACGATGTCGCCGCGTTGGATCTCTGAGCAAATTCCGGCTACGGGAAATGGCTTGCCCTTGAGCGTCAGCGCACGGCGCGCGGGTTGTCCGCTGCCCTCAGCGCCGAGACACGCCAACCAAAGAAGAATTGCAATTAAGATGCCGCTTTTCATTGCATGACCTCCGCGCCCACTTCAACCGGGGGCTGTTGTTGCGCTGCTGCTTGCTGTTGTGCCGTCGCCTGGCGGGTCTCCGCTTGGATCTGGCGCAGCGCCTTCTTCAGTTGCGCCCCAGCCTTGGCGTTTTCTTGTTCGAGCGCTTTGGTGTGCAACTCGATCGCGCCAAGGAACAGCCCAAACGCCTCATCTGTAATGTTCGGGCTGCCTGTCACTTGTGCCTTTTGCAGCACCCGCGCGTAAAACTCCGCGCGCAACGCGTGATTCTGTCCGGGCCGGACCTGAATCGGGAAGCCGCTCAACATCGCAACCGCTGACTGCGAGGCTTCGTCTTGCTCTCGGGCCTGGCCTGCTTGCGTTCCCACAAACAAACGCTTGACCGCGGTCGGGTTGTTCGAGGCTACAACATCTTTAACAAGCTCATCCTGATTGATCGCCGGGTGATTGTTTAGGAGCTTGAACCGCTCAAGCGCCATCGCGGCCTCGAACCCTCTCGAATATCCATCGGGGTTTCCGCTTGGCTCGATCTCCCATGCTTCCTTTAGCGCCTCGGGCGGAAGTTCTTGGATGTTGTCCTGATAGTAAAATTCGATCTTCTCGGTTTTGAACTGCGCGAAGAGTTTCCAACAGTAGCGGAACACCTTAGTCAATGCGTCCCGCACCAATCGCTGACGCAGGTCTAGGCTCTGACTCGCCAGTTGCGCGGACAGACTGACCTCCGTGGCGCTCCGGCGCTCTTTGGTGTTCAACGCTTGGCCCATCAGATAATCCGACACACCCGCCAGTTGTTCCCCGGTCATGCGAGCGGTGCTCATTTCGGTAATCATTTCCACGGGCGGGCCCTGGAATTGGAAGGGCTTCAGTTGATACGGCAACACGTCGCCCGGTCGGAATGCGTAGTTCAGGATGTTGCCGATGTCCATCCCCTCAGTCGTCGCCATCGGGACAGCCGCAAAGCGCAGATTGTCCACGAACAAATTGCGCATGACGGTAGCGGCCTTCTCCTCGTGGAAGGATCTCTCAACCACTCCGCGAGGGGAGTAAAAGCGCCCATCGGTTATCTCTGCATCAATGGCGAAGAACGGAAATTCTGGGCAATTGTAGCTCGGTGCCTCCCACACTTGAATCGGTTCATCCGGCTTCAGTGGCGAGACAAATGCCACCTTAGGCTTTCCATCTTCCTTTTTATGGATCTCCCAGACAACGATTTGCGCGTCCGTGTCATGGGTTAGCCCTTCCCGCGCGCAGCTTTCGTTTAGGATTTCGCTGTCATTCTCACCGCGGCCGGTAATGCTCTTCACAAACTCAGGGCTTTGGTTCCACTTCTTGTGTCCCGCATACTCGTCCTTGCTCAGGCGGTGAATGTGCACCACCCACGGCGCTGTCTGAATGTCTGTCGTCTCCAGCGGCACAATGACCCGCGTCGCGTCGAAGGCTCCGAACTCCAGCCTATTTCGCTTCGCGTCCCATACCGGCTTCAAGATCGACTTGCCATTTTGCAGCATCAGGTCGATCGCGATAACAAACGCAGTCAGGAAGTTGGATCTTTGCTTTAACTCACCCGAGAACCATTGACCCGCCAGTTGCGCGAGGTGTTGGTTCCGATCCCGCCCGCCAAAGAATGTCGCCAGGTTATCCGCCTGGAACACTCCTTGGACGAGAGCGGGCTTGATCTTGTCAATCGCGCCATCTGCTATTTTCACGGGCGTGTCCGATTGCCACGCCTGCGGGTTGTCGCGCTTCATGCCGTAGTGACGCACGCGGTAGCAAACCTCCATACGGTCGTCCCAACCCTTACGGGCCTTCAGCGCTTCCTTGGCTGCGTTGATGATCTCTTTCATTCTTTGAATTGAATGTTTGCCAGCAACTTGTCCTGCATGGCGTTCTCACTGGCTATTTCGATGAGGGCGTTGAGTATTCCCACGGGGACTGAGATGTTGTCTCCCAAGCGCCCGCCGGTCGTTTGCCCGCATTCTGTGATGAGGCGCATGACGAAAGAATGCACCCGGTTAGGATCAGGCTTAACCACGGACGTAATGTCCGCCCATTCACGCAGCCGGTTCTTGTGTGCGACTTCATGTTTTTCTCGTAGCGCCTGGCCGATGATCGGGCGCACTGTGCCGAGAGCTTCGGCCAGCGCGTTCCCGATAGCGGTGACAGGATCAGCCGCCATTAGGTCAGATCCTTCTTGGCCGTGAAGCGGCCCACCAACGTCATCACAAAGCCGCCCAAGCTAAACAACAACGTCACACCCGTTAGGATGGTGTTGTCATCGATGGCCGGGACCAACTTAGGCAGGAACGCCGAGAACACCGCGACGGTCGCTCCAATGATTGTTTTGCTCTCCCACCAGTTTTTCGTTTCCATGTGTATTCCTTTCTTGCTTAGACATTCACCTTGTCGCTCAGCGCGCCCTCGTTATTTGAGCTGCTGAAAAGTTGATTCCATTTTTGCGCGTCATGCGCGGGCCTCGTGGGCAATGCCGTAACCCGGTTAAGTCCCGTTGCCCATATCGCGCCCACAATCGCGTCCGCGCGGTCTGGAGAGTCTTGACCGGACTCTTTCTTGGGGAGGAGTTGCAACAACCCGTCCTCGCGGGGTTTCCTGACTCTCGAACAAAGTTGCTGCTTCAGTAATTGATTATCGACCAGCGCCACTTCTCCGCGCTCAAGCGCTCCCGCCGCGGTAAACCATTGCTCCGCCGCAAGATTAAAATATCTCTCAGGATGATTGCTCTTTTCACCGTTGCGTATTCCGATAATCTGAAAGCCGTTTTGGCGCAGCGCGTAGATGTATCCGAACCCCATCCCGCCAGCGTCGCCATAGATCTCGCCGTCCTTCGCGCCCAACTCGCGGAAGCAATTCATGAACCGCGCAACAACGCTGTCTTTGTTCCCGTCGCTCTGCACCCAAGCGTCATAGACCCGAGCGATGCCGTTATCACAAACGGCCAGCACGTTTTCATCCCCGCCACCTTCGGCGAAGTCGCAAAATAATCTGCGCTTGTTGTTGTGTTTGACGACATCCCGCTTGCTCGCGCTTAGATACACGCGTAGCGGGATCACGCTCAGGTCGTTATTCTCAGATCCAAACTCACCGAGCATCATTGACCGGAAAATTTCCGAGTCGCGCCCGTAGCGCTCCGCCATTTCCTCGACATACGCCGGATTGATGTGCGGGCATTGATCGACGCCGACCGCATGAATCGCATATCCGCTCTCGGGTTGGCACAGTTCGTAAAAGCGCCCCAGGCGTCCGCCAGGGCTTGACACCACCAGCAAATAATCCGGCTGGCAGCGATCGATCGCCGTAAAGATGTCGTCATTGACCGTCTTGGCTTCGTCCACGATCACCAGCAACGGCGCGTCCGGCGATCCGTGGAAGCCTTCAAACTTCCCGCCCGAGTCGGTTGACCGGAGAATGATTCGGCTTCCGTTGCTGAACTCGATCTCGCGCTGCTTGATCTCGTAAAACTCCGGACCCGCCCTTGTCTCCAGCATCTTTTGAAGCGCGGGGGCTACCTGCATCCTGAGTTGCAGATCCGTCGCGCTAGTAATGACAACCGTCGATCCTGCCCATTCATGCACCAACCAAAGCGCCGCGGGCGCAACGCATTTGCTTGTCTTTCCTGAGCCATTGCAGGCTCTCAACGCCACGCGCTTTTTGAAAAACAGGTCGAACAACACGCTCGCCTGCCACGGATAAAGATCCTGGCGCAGCCCTATCCGCGCAAATCCTACCGGGTCCAGTCGCTCAGTTGCGTCCATGACTGGCCTCCCGCATCTTCGCGCAATACATGGCCCGCAACTCCGGCGGCACCATTGAATCTTCCCAACGGTGACTTACTCCGCCCGACATTTTGAGATTGATATTCAGCCGCCCGTGAATGCTTGCTAGTAGCGCATCCTCATCCCGCGCCAGCTTTGCCATTAATCGCCATTCCGGCGACCCTTCGGGCAGTGTTTTCAAAGCTTCGTGATACCGGCTCGCGCGTTCTTCAATCCTGGAAATGAAACGCTCAGGCGTTGCCCCTGCTTTCGCCCAGGCTTGCGCCAGGACCGCGCGGACCTTGCCTGAATTAACCAGTTTTTGCGCAGCCGTGTCGGCGTGCTTCTCCGAGTAGCCAGCGTCACGGGCCGCAATGCGCTTGCTTTTCCCGGCCAGTAAGCCCAGGACGAAATTCTGTGTGCGCAACGGCAACGCGCAGTAGCCAACCACCGCCGCGACCGGAAACAATTCCGGTGAGTCGTTCGATGCTGTTGGGCTCGTTACTGGCGCGCCTTGCACGCGCAAAGAATAACACGCTGTTCAGAGCGGCCTTTTCGCAACCCTTTAAATCCCAAGGCTTTCGCTGGTTTTCGCGTGTTTTTGAAGGATTGCGAAGAAATTCGAAGAAAATTTTTCTTGACTGGTTTTTAATGCCACTCAACCCGCCACGAGCCTCCAGGGTGAGGGGTGCCTTCACCCTGACTTGACCTCCCCACCCACGTCGAACCCTCTTATTTACTAGCCTTCCTGCTCTTAGGTGAAGAGGTGAGGACTGTTATAGAGTTATAGAGAAAAATCAGAAAAGCTGTAGAATGCTAAAGCGCCTCACCTCCTCACCTTGGAACCCTTTAAAACCCGCAAACCCCTTCCCCCCAGGCGCTTACGCACCACACCCACCCCTCACCCTGGGGTATCTCAAAAACCTAATGGGGG